ACCCGAACTTACTTTACCACTATGTCATTACTTGGTTACTTATTTTGGAATTACAGCTGATGCTCGTATATTAGATTTTGGTTGTGCAAAGGGGTATGTAGTACATGGTTTGAGACTGTTGGGGTATGAAGCTTATGGAGTAGACGTAAGTGAGTATGCGATAGCTGAAGCTCCTAAAGAAGTTAATGGTTTTATTAAACAGATAGAACCTTTTGAATCTTTAAATAGTAAATTTGATTGGATTATATGTAAAGATATTTTAGAGCATCTTCCCTATGATAAGATAGACGAACAGTTACAGATTTTTGCTAAGGCTCTCGATGGAATAGGAGGATTGGTTGCCATGATACCTTTGGGAGATGGAAAGAAATATTATATAGATGCATACGAGAGTGATGTTACACACATTATTAGAGAAAATTTAGAGTGGTGGAAAGAGACTTTTACTAGGAATGGATTTAACTTAGAGATTGCTAGTAATGATATGGGACCATTTAAAAAGAATTGGCAGATAGATGCGTTAGGTAATGGATTGTTTTTAGCTTACAGGTATTGATATGAAAGTAGGATTTATTGGAGTTGGAAAATTAGGAAAAGATGCTGCTGAAGTTATGGCAGAGCATTATGATGTAATAGGGTATGATAAGGTTGGAGTATATACTACAGTAACTATGGCCGACACTTTAAGGCAGGCGTGTGTAGATAGAGATATTATATTTGTAGCTTTACCTACTCCACACCATCCTGATTATGATGGTCGATATCCTACAAGTCATTTACCTCCTAGAGATTTTGATTATACTATAGTGAAGGAAGTTATTGCTGAGGTTGATAAATTCGTAGATAGTTCTACACTGATAGTTTTAATCTCTACTGTGTTACCAGGAACAGTTAGACGAGAGATTGCTCCGTTGGTAAAGAATGGCCGGTTCATTTACAATCCTTATCTTATTTCTCAGGGTACTGTGAAACGAGATATGGTTTTTCCCGAAATGATTATAGTGGGTACAGAGTCCGGTCGTTGGGATAAAGATGTTACGTTGCTTAAATATTTTTATGATGAGTTTGTTTCTACATCTATTAGATATGAGTGTGGCACTTGGGAAGAAGCTGAAGCCATTAAGATTTTTTATAATACATTCATCTCAACTAAAATTACATTAGTGAATATGATTGCGGATGTGGCAGAAGGTATAGGTCACATGAATGTTGATGTGGTGACAGAGGCTTTAAAGAAATCAACCAAAAGAATTATGGGCCAAGGTTATATGAGTGCAGGCCTAGGTGATGGAGGTGCTTGTCATCCTAGAGATAACATTGCGTTAAGAAGTTTAGCAGAGAGATTAGATTTAGGTTATGATTTGTTTGATGCTATTATGACGGCAAGAGAGAAACAAGCTGCTCGTATGGGTAAAAAGATTATAAGTTTAGGACATGATGTATGTATTCTCGGCAAAGCATTTAAGCCTGGTATAGATCAAGAAGCTGGATCTCCAGCAATATTATTGGGATCTTTTATAGAGGGATGGGGACGTACAGTATATTATGACGGACATCCAAAAGAAGTTGCACAACCTTTAACTTATGTGATGCACGATCATAAGAGATTTGAAGATTTTGATTTCAATTATGGCAGTGCTATATTTGATCCGTTTAGAAAAACAAATCAGACGGATGACTTGACACAGAGGGGCATTATAGTGTATAATTATGGAGACACTGTGGGAATTCCTATGGAAGGAAGGAGTGATCCGGGTAGAGTGTGATGTATGAATTGATTGATAATTTTTTAGATAAAGAAGAATTAGAATCGGTAGAAAGTGTGTTGTTAAGTAATAAGTTTCCTTGGTTTTTAAATCCACAGATTGATAAAGAAAGTTCTTACTATGTGGGCCGAGATAATTTACAGTTTTCTCATACTGCGTATGCTAAGGATCATATGAAAAGTGATTGGCTTCAACACTTTGGTTGTTTATTAGATAAGATGAATATTTTTACTCTTTTACGAGTTAAGGTAAACTATCTACCTCGAACAGAAAAAATAGTGACACATGATTTTCATGTAGATATAGAAGATTCTAATGCGCCTAAGAATATTAATACTTCTATTTTTTATTTAAATACTAATAATGGTGTTACTATTTTTGAAGATACTAAAGAGGAAGTAGAAAGCGTTAGTAATAGAATTATTACTTTTCCTGGTTATTTAAGACACACAGGAACAACACACACAGATAAAGATGTACCGCATAGAATATTAATAAACTTTAATTATTTTTAAAATGTATGAATTAAAAGATTATTTGAACGCCATCAATCATAAGAAAGAAGATTTGATGATTGGTGATGATGAGTTCTGGGAGAAGAAGTACCCAGCGTATATAGTAAACAAAGCATTGTCAGCTTTTCCTGACTGTATTTTGTATGTAAATGAAATGAATCGGATGCATTACCTCGATAAGCGTCTACAATTTCAATTTTTTCTAAATAGTATTAGACCTAAAAAGAGATTTAGTAAGTGGCTTAGGTCTAGTAAGATTAAAAATCTTGAGTATGTTAAAGAATATTATGGTTATAGTAATGAAAAAGCCAGACAGGCCCTTGACATACTAGATGATGAACAAATTGAACATATAAAAAGAATAATAAATCGAGGTGGTAAACATGGAAGAGTTGGAGTGGACTCCAGAGTTAATGCTCGAGGTGACGTTAAATGAGGCTGATGATTTTTTAAAAGTTCGTGAAACACTATCCCGTATAGGGGTTGCCTCTCGCAAGGAGAGAAAGTTATACCAATCATGTCACATCCTCCACAAACAAGGTAGATATTTTATCGTACATTTTAAAGAGTTGTTTGCCTTAGACGGCAAGCCAACGAATATATCAATTAATGATATAGAACGACGAAATACGATTGCAGGGTTATTGGAAGATTGGGACTTGATAAAGATTAAAGGTAACAATGAGCAGAAGGCTCCGTTATCACAAATAAAAGTTTTATCTTATAGAGAAAAAGATGAATGGTTGTTGGAGACAAAATATAATATTGGCAAAAAACGTGAGGAATAATATATTATGGCAGTAAAATTATTAAGATTGAAGTCGGGTGAAGATATTGTAACAGATGTTAAAAATGAAAATGTGGAATATACTACTATAAATGTACCAGCGATGCTGGTACCGATGGGTGGAGAAGGGCAACAGATGCAAATGGCTTTGGCACCCTGGCTACCTTTTAGTGATGATAAAGAATTTGAAATCCCTACTGATTGGATTTTAATAACATCTGAACCAGCACAAGACATCGTAAATAATTATAATCAAATGTTCGGATCAGGCATTGTAGTGCCTAAAGTGAGTGCAAAGACTTTACTTAACGAATGATTTGTGATATAATTATTAAATGAATGATTTTTATATCAATGTAATCCAACATGGTAATCAACTTTTAGTTCGTGAAGTAGTCAAGGGCAAGCGGGTAAGTCGTAGAGTAAAATGGCAACCCACATTATATGTTCCCTCACCAATAGGATCTGTATGGAAGACTTTAGATGGTCAGCCATTAGATTCTATTAATTTTAAATCCATAAAGGACGCTAGAAATTTTGTGCAGATGCATCGGGATAATCCTGATGCTGTTTATGGCCTAGACAATTATCAATATGTTTATATTGGTGAAGAATATCCAGATTTTGTGAATTGGGAAATGAGCAAAATGCTCACGATCACTTTAGATATAGAAGTGGAGTGTGAGAATGGTTTTCCGGAAGTAAGTAAGGCTGAAGAACCATTGTTATGTATTACGGTAAAGAATCATTCTAATAAAGCTATCATTGTATGGGGCATTGGTGAATATACTAATGACGCTGTACGTTATATACAATGTGAAGATGAATTAGATTTAGTTAAAAAGTTTTTACATTTTTGGAATAAAACTCAGCCTGATATTATTACCGGTTGGAATATCCAGTTCTTTGATATACCTTATCTCTGTAATAGAATCAGTCGGCTATTTGGTGAAGATGAAATACAAAAGTTTTCTCCATGGGGTATTGTAAAAGCTGATACAGTTACACAGTATGGGAAGACACATCAGAAGTATAATATTTTAGGGGTATCTATACTTGATTATCTTGATCTGTATAGAAAATTTACTTATGTGAACCGAGAATCATATCGGTTAGATTTCATAGCAGAGGTAGAGTTGGGTGAGAAGAAAGATCCAAACCCATATGAAACTTTCCGTGAATGGTATACAAAAGATTATAAATCGTTTGTAGATTATAATGTTCAAGATGTAGAGTTGGTTGATAAGCTAGAAGATAGAATGAAGTTGATTGAGTTGTGTATGACATTAGCTTATGAGGCCAAAGTAAATTTAGTAGATGTATATTCTCAAGTCAGAGTATGGGATATATTAATATATAATTTTCTAAAGGAAAGGAATATAGTTATACCACGAAAAAAGCCATCTAGGAAAGATGAAAAGTATGAGGGGGCTTATGTAAAAGATCCACAGACAGGTTTACATAATTGGGTGATGTCTTTTGATTTAAACAGTTTGTATCCACATTTGATTATGCAGTATAATATTTCACCAGAAACATTAGCAGTTGAGGGTAATGGTGAAGTGTCTGTAGATAAAATGTTAAATCAAACGGTATCTATTGCTGAAGATCTACCTCTGTTT